AAAGAGATAGAAGATTTAATTGTTTTAAAAAATAATAAAGGTTCGGAAGATAATAGAGTTAGACATTTAGATTATTCTGTTCAAATCTCAAAATTATTTTATGAAAGATTTATTAAAAATCAAGACATAACTTTGTTTAGTCCTAATGATGTTCCTGATTTATATGAAGCATATGGAACAAAAGAATTTGATGATTTATATATTAAATATGAAAATAGTCATATTAGTAAAAGGAAAATAAGTGCTCAAAAAGTATTTTTTGATATATTAAAAGAAAGAGCAGAAACAGGCAGAATTTATATTATGAATATTGACCACGCTAATGAACATAGTGCTTTTAAATCACAAATTAAGATGTCTAATCTTTGTCAAGAAATAACTTTGCCTACTGACCCTATTCAACACATTGATGGACGAGGTGAAATTGCATTGTGTATTTTATCAGCAGTTAATGTTGGTACTTTAGAAAAATTAAAAGATTTAGAAGAAATATGTGATTTATCAGTAAGAGCATTAGATGAAATTATAGACCATCAAAATTATCCTGTAAAAGCTGCAGAAATATCTACACGAAGAAGAAGAAGTTTAGGTATTGGTTATATTGGACTTGCTCATTATCTTGCAAGAAAAGGTGTAAAATATAGTGATAAAAAAGCTTGGGAAGAAGTTGATAGATTGACTGAAGCTTTTCAATATTATTTGCTTGAAGCTTCAACTAATCTTGCAAAAGAAAAAGGTAGATGTGAATATTTTGAGAGAACAAAATATTGTGATGGAATATTACCAATAGATACATATAAAAAAGATGTAGATAAAATAGTGAATAGAAAGTTAAGATATAATTGGGAAGTTTTAAGAAAGAAAATAAAAGAGGATGGTTTAAGACATAGCACATTGTCAGCACAAATGCCATCTGAAAGTTCCAGTGTTGTATCTAATGAAACAAATGGAATAGAACCACCTAGAGATTATCTTTCAGTAAAGAAATCTAAAAAAGGTCCATTAAAACAAATTGTTCCTGATTATAAAAAATTGAAAAAAGATTATACTTTATTATGGGATATGAAAAATAACGATGGTTATATTAAAATAGTTGCAATTATGCAAAAATATTTTGACCAAGGTATTTCAGGCAATTGGTCTTATAATCCACAGCATTATGAAGATAATCAAGTGCCTGTATCAGAAATGACAAAGGATTTATTAAATACATATAAGTATGGTTGGAAAACATCTTATTATCATAATACATATGATGGAAAGAGTGAGGAAGAACCTCAACATAATATAGGTATGTATGATAATGTTCCTGAAAAGAAAAAGAAAGATGATGAAGAATGTGAAGCTTGTGCTATTTAGGAGAAACTATGACAAAACAAATATTTAATAGAAATAAAATAGATTTTACAAAACAACCAATGTTTTTTGGAGAAGATTTGGGTGTTCAAAGATATGATGTTTACAAATATCCTTTTTTTGACCAGTCAACACAAAGACAATTGGGATTCTTTTGGAGACCAGAAGAAGTATCTTTATTAAAAGATAGAAACGATTATAAAACTTTAAGACCAGAACAACAACATATTTTTATATCAAATTTAAAGTATCAAACTATGTTAGATAGTGTTCAAGGTCGTGGGCCATGTATTGCATTTTTGCCCTTTTGTAGTTTACCAGAATTAGAAAGTTGTATAGTTAATTGGGACTTTATGGAGATGATTCATAGTAGGTCTTATACTTATATTTTAAAAAATCTTTTTTCGGATCCTTCAAAAGTTTTTGATACAATTTTAGGGGATGAAAATATTGATGCTAGAGCAAAAACAATTACACAAACTTACGATAATTTAATAAATTATGGGTATAAGTGGTTGCAGAATCCAAGTAGTGTTGATATGAAAAAATTAAAAGAAAAACTTTTATTAGCATTAGTTACGGTTAATATATTAGAAGGTTTAAGATTCTATGTTTCATTTGCTTGTAGTTTTGCTTTTGGAGAATTAAAATTAATGGAAGGTAGTGCTAAAATTATATCTTTGATTGCAAGAGATGAAAGTCAACACTTGACTGTTACTCAAAGAATAATAAATCTATATAGAAATGAAGAAAAAGATAGAGAAATGTTGCAAGTCATAAAGGAAAATGAGAAAATAATAGAAAATATGTATAAAGAAGCAATTGATTCAGAAAAAAGGTGGGCAACATATCTTTTTAGTCAAGGTTCTATGATAGGTTTAAGTGAAAAACTATTGCATAATTATGTTGATTATATAGCAGCTAGAAGAATGAAAGCAATAGGAATACCTGTGAAAAATGAGATAAGACAAAATCCTTTACCTTGGACTCAACATTGGTTGAATAGTAAAGGTTTACAGAATGCACCACAAGAAACTGAAATAGAAAGTTATGTGGTTGGTGGAGTTAAACAAGATGTTAAGAAAGATACATTTTCGGATTTTGAGCTGTAATGTTAATCAGAAAAAAAATATCCTGCCCAAATTGTGATGTTGAGTATAAAATAATATGGGATGATGAACAAGAAGCATATCCAGATACTTGTCCATTTTGTGGTGGAGAGATTATTGATGAGGAAAATGAATGAATGAAAGAGGACAAACAGGAATTGCAGGAGTAGATTTTAGTATAACTTGCCCTTGTGTATGTGTTTTTGATTTTGATTTTGTAGATAAATTTGAATTTGATAAATGTAAGTTTCATTTTCTCATTAAGAAAAAGAAATGGGATGCAGAAGTGGGGTCAGAACAATTTCAAGGAGAACAACATAAAGAATTTAATTCACAAGAAGAAAGATTTAATAATATAACTAATTTTACGATTAATAAGTTATGGGAGTTAGAAAAGATTTTTATAGAAGGATATTCTTTTGGTTCAGTAGGCCAAGTTTTTAATATTGCAGAAAATACAGGTGTTTTGAAAAATAAATTATTTAATTTAGATATTCCTTTTGATATTATAGCACCTAGTGTAATTAAGAAATATGCAACAGGTAAAGGTAATGCAGATAAAGAAAAGATGTATGATAGTTTTGTTAAAGAAACAAAATGTGATTTACTAAAAATCTTTGATGTAAATAAATTACAGAATCCTATAACAGATATTGTAGATAGTTACTATATAACGAAGTTAGGATATGATAGAGAAAAGAACCTTGAAAGTGTTAAGAGCAACAAGTCGTAAGTATGTTAATTTATATAAGTTGTATAATCCACACGACTTAATAATTTTGCAGAATCCACGATTTGAAAAGATTTATGATAAACTAGATAAAAGTTTAAAGATACACGGTATGATATATCCTTTACTTGTTACAGATGAAAAAACATATTGGGGTAAGTTTTGGCCTCTAGATGATTATGGTAATAGAAAACCTGGTATAGGAGTTGTAACAGGTAATCAAAGAGCAGTTTTTGCTAGAGTTGAAGGTTATGATAGAGTTGAGTGTATTTTTGTTAATAAAGATGAAACTATGATATACAATAAAGAATTTCATATGAAAAGTAGAGATTATCCTGATGAAAAATCACCCAAAAATACAGGACCAGGAACGGTAGACCACGGATGGTGAAACAAATAAAAGGATGGTATTTTCCAGATAGTGATACTCATTTTGAACAATGGTTAGAAAGAGGTAAAGGAGAATATCAACAAATACAAAGAAGTAATATATTAAATCATATAAAGAAAACAGGTAGAACTAATACTTGTATTGATGTTGGTGCTCATGTTGGGTTATGGACAAGAGAATTAAGTCAAGTGTTCAAATATGTATATGCTTTTGAACCAATGCCACATCATAGAGAATGTTTTGAAAAAAATGTTAAAAAATACAATGTTAAATTACTTCCATTTGCTTTAGGAGATTTTACTGGTAAAGTTGAGTTTAAAATAGATAAAGAAAATACAGGTAATTGCCATATAGTAGAAAATTATGATAAAAGTAAAGGAGAATTTGAACAAAAGGAATTAGATAGTTTTAAATTTGATGGATTAGATTATATAAAAATAGATGCTGAAGGACACGAAAAAGAAGTTTTAGAAGGTGCAGTTGAAACTTTAGAAAAACACAAACCTTTTGTAAGTGTAGAGATAAAAGAAAAGATTTTAGAAAAAGTAGGAAAGAGTAGAAATCAATTAGAACAACAATTAAAAGATTCAGATTATGAGTTAATTTTAGCTAGTGGATGTGAGCATTTGTATGGCAGAAAATAAAGTTGCAATTGTAACAAGTTTTAATAGAAAACTTTATGATTATTATGGAAAGTATTTCATAAGGTCTTGGTTGAGAAAATCTTGGCCGTGTGATTTGTATGTTTATCACGAAGGATGGACACCTCAAATAGATTGTGTTATGACTGGAAAGGATCCAGATAAGATTACTTACAGAAATACATTAGAATTAAATTCTCCCAATATTCAAAATTTTATTGAACGAAATGATAAGAAAAATGTTTATAGCACAGTTAAGGGAGAACCAGAAAAAATAATACATGGAACAGATTACAGAAGAGATGCTATAAGATTTTGTTATAAAGCATTTTCATTAACTCATGCCGGACTTGAATTTTTAGAACAAAAGAAATATAAAAGAATGTTTTGGATTGATGCTGATGTAGAGTTTATAAATTCACCAACAGAAAGAGAAATATTTGAAAATCTTTTACCACGACAGTTTTTAGTGAGTTATTTAGGACGACCATCATATTATTCAGAATGTGGTTTTGTTGGTTATAATTTAGAACATCCTAGTTGTGGTGCATTTCTTCAAAAATTTAGAGATATGTATGATAAAGATTTACTTTTTCAAGAAAAAGAATGGCACGATAGTTATGTTTGGGATATGGTTAGAACTAAATTCTTTACTAATGAAGCTGTATT